AAGAATCCAACAATGAAAATGACTCAGAAAGCACAGAACCAACTACTTAAAACAGTAGCACGGCAATTCCGCGTAACGGTCGCAGAAATGCGAGGACGCATCAGGAAGCAGCGGGTGGTTAGGGCGCGAGCCGCGGTAGCCAAGATGCTTCACGAAGATTTCCGGCAGAAAACAATCTTTATAGCCCATTTGCTGAACAAAGACAGCAACATGGGGCACCACTACATCAAACTGAGCGAGGACTACCAGCGAGACTATGACTGGCATAAACGATACCAGCAAGCCCGGTTCGAGTCGGTTAGAGACCTGATGTAGTAATGAAATACATCCGGTTTTATAGCGACGCTTGGTTGTCCAGCACCCGGATCCTCAGCAACGAGGCAAAGGGTGCCTGGATTGATCTGCTCTGCTTTTTAAACGCTCAATCCACTCCTGGCCAAGCCGAGCTCACTGCTGACCAGCTGGGCCGGTTGTGGGGCGTTAGAGATAACCAGCTGCATTCACTCCTGGCTGATTTAAAAGCTTCCGGGGTCTGCGAGATTGAGATCGGTGAGACCATCGTGATTCGATGTAACCGACTCATTCGAGAGGCTGAGGAGCACGCTGAGTTCATCCGTAAATGCAGTGAGTCTGGCAAGAGGGGAGCAGCTATTAAAGGTACCCTAAAGGGTACCCAACAGGGTACCTCTAAGCGAACCCTAAAGGGTACCCTCAAGCATACTAACACTAACACTAACGCTATATCTAATAGTAACTCTATAGAGCCTAAAAAGCAGTCGGCTGTTAGACAGCCTCCGACTCTGGATGAGGTTCTCCAATTCTGCGACCGAGAGAAGTTACCAGCTGATCTTGGCCACAACTTCTACGACTACTACCAGGGGCAACAACTCTGGACTAACAAGAACGGTAAGCCCATTGACTGGTGGCATGTGATCAGGTCATGGGAACGCAAAGGGTATGGAAAAAATCGACCAAACGGTGCTTCAACTAGGAGCCCAGTTAACCGGAACGCAGGAAACGCCAACGAAGAGGAGGATCCCTCCGATTACGCGACAGTGGGCAGACTGGTTCAAACTCAAAATAGTTGACCAGCAAGTCAGCAGCATGATCGACATTGCAGCAAACTGGGCTCTGGATATCAAAGAGGGTGAAAAACCCAAGTGGCTATCATTGCTTGGCAGCAGTGGGTGCGGAAAAACCCACATTGCTAAGCGACTATGGCACTGGATTACCAAGCGACCCGACTTCCAGGGGCGATCTGACTACTCACCGCAATACATCTATTGGCCCAAGTTCGTTGAAGAGCTGAGGTCAGGAGCTGCTTACAACCGATACCAGGACATGATGCGGTGGCGCTACCTGGTGCTCGATGATGTCTGCGGTGAGCGTGAGACAGACTACTCGACTGAGAAGCTTCACAACCTACTGGGGAGCCGCGACGGCAAGTGGACACTGATCACCAGCAACAAACGCATGATGGACATTGCTATCCTGGACCGACGCATTGCATCCCGAATGGTTCGAGGAGGCAGCTTGGTAGCTGATATCAGGACCAAAGATTACAACCTGAGGACAGACGATGAGAAAACTATCAATCCTGGGAATTGAACGAGACGTGCATTCACCCCTCAAAGCTAGGCAGCTGGGATACAAACCATTCACCTATGCGTATGAGCCCAACACCGAGGCTTGGATGATCGATCGGTTGGCAGCTGATTTAGACCGAGCCAGAACCGATTGGGTTATCGTCTACGTCCCGGATCCTCATGCAAAATCCCATGACTACATTGAGATCTGGAAACGATCATACAGCAAACATGCCTAAATTCATTTCTAACGGTGTTAAACGGTGTGCAGCTGTCATCACCCTACCGAGACACAAAAATGCGTCAGAACTAATCCTGGAGCGATTATGGACCATTTAAAACCACAGAAGAAACAGGCACCAGGCTTCGTGCAGAAAAGACCGAGCCTGGAGCCAGACCAGAACGTCGGGATGCATGAGGCGATTGAGCCCTACCGAGGAGACATCGAGAACATCATCCCTGAGAGTGCAATCCAGGCCAGCTCAAAAGCCCTCAGAGGGCAGGACAGATACAGCAGAGATAACATTAGGGTGTTCCTCACTGCCATCGCCCTGGGGATGAAACAGAACGCAGCAGGGAGCCTGATTCACGTCAAACCAGAGACTATAAGCCGGTGGAAAGCAGCCCACCCGGACTTCGATGAGGCGATGGAAAAAGCCAAATCCATCAACAAGCTCATGTTGATGAACTTCGTCTATGCGGGGATGAGTAAACAGCCGAGGCTCGCGTTGGATCTACTTGAGCGCGTGCATCCTGAGGATTACGCCCCGACCAAGAGGGTGGAACAAAGCGGGTCCATCGCTCATACACACGGTCCATCTCAACTACTTCAAAAGCTTCATGAAACCAGGCAAATGGTAGACGCAACAGATCAGCAGTCTGTTGCTATAGAGGCGCAACCTGTTGATAGCGAGGATGCCGAGTGAAACTGTACCCAGGTAGCAGTCGGATCCAGGCAGTAGGGGTGGTGGTAGGGGGTGGGAGCCCCCAGCAGCCTAATGACTATCGAACACCCCCACCCCCCTCTTTTCTTCGCGTATGAGAATTCTTTTTTTAGCCCTACTACTTGCTGGTTGTGCCAATGAGCCCCCAGTCCATATCTACGTTAGCGATCCGAGTTACATACTTGCAGAAGTCCCAGCTGAGCACCATGGAGTAGCCTCTTGGTATGGCGAGAAATACCGAGGGCGCCCTACTGCCAATGGGGAGCTGTTTGATCCTGGGGCCATGACAGCTGCTCACCGGACGTTGCCGTTTGGGACCAGGCTGCTGGTGAAGCGGGGTTCCCGGTCGGTAGTGGTTACCGTAAATGATCGGGGTCCGTTTGTCCCTGGGAGGGAGCTGGATCTCAGCTGGGCAGCATTTCGGGAGTTGGCGGATCCGGACCTCGGACTGATCGATGTGACATATGGGGGGGTATCATCATTGAAATAGCCGCCACAACGCCACAGATAAGAAACGGTAATCTGCTGGTTGCTATATGCAGCTGGTCACCGTGAATTGGAGTCATGGTGACTCTAGTGGTGAAATGCGAGCAGAAGCCCGACGGAGAGATGGTGCTGACCAGGGCAACGAAATCTTCTGATGGCACTGACGCAGAGTCCTACCTGGTGACGCAGCTGGTTGAGGTGGTAGATGCATTAATGGATGCAGCTGACCAGCTACTCGAGCATTTCGATCAGCAGGAGGACGATGATGGCGAGCTGGATTGGACATTTCCGAAACGCAACTAAAGAGCCCGACCCTGACAGGATGAAGCTGATCATTCGAGCCCAGATAGGGGATAACAGCAGCTACGATTTCCATACCCGGATAATCGTGGATGGGCTGTTGGCTAGGAACTGGGAACTGTGCCTGGTGCCATACAACCAGGATGCTTGGACTCGAGTCATCCCCAAAAAGTATGACCGGCTGCTTGCCAGGCAACCTCAGTTCGATGCACCGACGCTGATTATCCATCCTCCCAAGCAATTTCCTGACGACCCTCAGAGAACGATTTACAGCACTATGTGGGAAACCACCCGGATCCCTCAGAACTGGATAGGGAATCTCAACCGTTGCCGGGCTCTGATCATTCCGACCATGGCAAACATTCTCAGCCTGTCGGGCCAGGGGGTTAACGTGCCCATGCACAAAGTCGAATTTGGCATTGATACGGAGACATTCACCTACCAGGACTTTGAGAGTCGCCCCTACACCGTTTTTGGTACCTCGGGCATCACTCGGCATGGGTGGCCGCGAAAGGGCTTTGATGAGTGCGTGGAGGCTTTTATCCGGGCATTTCCAACTGGCAAAGAGAAAGTCGAGCTGCACTGCAAAGCATACCCAAAAGATCCTCTGCCGGGGTTTACGGATGGTCGAATCATTGTGGACCAGGGTGAGTGGCCCAAAGAAAAACTTCGAGACTGGTATGCGTCACTCGATGTGTATCTGTGTATGTCAAAGGGCGAGGGATGGGGATTAATGCCGCATGAGGCAGCTGCTGTCGGCAGGCCCAGCATCCTACCTCCATTCTTTGGTTTCTCGGAGCATATGACTCCGGAGGTTAGCTACCCGGTCGAATACGACCTGGTACCAGCTACCCACTACTACGAGGGGCAGGGGGTATGGGCTGATCCTGACGTGGATCATGCTGCCCAGCTGATGCGGCACATACACAACAATCGGGATGAGTTGATCAGGAAGAGCAAAGCGGCATCGGCTCATGCTAGGAGGTACACCTATGCCAGGATGGTCGATGGTTACGTGAGAGTGATTGAGAAGTATTTCAGCAAAAGCCATGGATATTGAACAGATAGTCGCACTGATACAAGAGACAGCTGATAACGATACCTGGGCGCCTGACGAGGAGTTCTCGGTTTTTAACCAGTGGGACAAAAGCTACTACATCGCTGATCGGGAAAGATTCACTCACAAGTATCGCGTCTTTAAAGCGATTACTAGCGTGCTAAAGCCCGAGCACATTGTTGAGCTTGGGACTCATGGAGGAAGCGGTGCAGATGCTTACCTGACCGGAGTAGACTACCAGGCCCGGTATACTGGCTACGATTCGTTTGGGACTGCATACGATGAGAATGGGGAACCATGGGAACCTGCGGAGCGATGCAAGATGCTTTTTGCTGCTCGGGGTTTTAACCGTTTTAACCTGGTTACTTGCGACCTCAGGCTCACTGATCGTGTAGCAGCTGGCGACCTGGCCATCGTGGATGCTGGACACGATTATCGGAATGCGTATCAGGATCTGATTCTGTGCGCCAGGACCGAGCCCGATTACATCCACGTAGACGACTTTCCCGGGAATGGAGAGGTCCATATGGCTGTTGAGGATTTTATCAGAAACTACAGGGACTCGGTTGATGGCATGGCATACATCAGTCACATCAGCGGAAGCGCCCTGATCAAGATGCGCTATGACGACGTTTAGATCTGACACTTGGGACGAGGCAATTTGGAACCTCGTCAACGGGATGAACGAATATCGGGTGAACCGGTTTGCCGGGAAAATCGTTGTAGACGTTGGAGCCCACATAGGATCTTTCTCCAGGTTGGCAGCTGATAACGGAGCCACTGTAGTCTACTCGTTTGAGCCCAACGCGGATAACTACAGGGTGTTATGCGAGAATGTGGCCGGCACCCAGGTGCAGACATTCAACATGGCTGTCCATGCTGCCTCTGGGCTGCTTGTAAAATCCATCGAAAGCCTGGAACCGACTAATACAGGAGGGTGTGGAGTAATACTTAGCCCAGATGGGGAGGGAACCCCAACCATCTCGATGAACGACATCATAGACCTGGCCGGGTATGTCCACATTCTGAAAATGGATTGCGAGGGTGGTGAGTATCCTGGGCTCCTCAAATGCACAAAGCTGAACCGGGTGGATGCCATTGTGGGAGAGTATCACGGTCACGCCACCGAGACCATTGAGGGGCTCAAAGAGTATTTAAACAACAACGGTTTCAGTGTGGGGCTGGAACCAACAGCTGATGACCTGGGACACTTCTTTGCTGTCAGACTGTGAGAGCAGATCTTCCGATCCATTACTACAACCCTGAGTTGGCCCCGGAGTGGTTGCAGCAACACTGCCCAGTGGAGCCCTGGTATTCTAGACTCCTAGAGATCGACTACAGCATCATCAGGAAGCCCGATTCGGATATACTGATTCCGGTCAGCCTGTTTGATAGCAACTTGCACGATCACACCGGGCTTACTCGGAACGACCCCGATCACTGGCATCAGAAGTATTACTCATCGCTATTGGCGAACATTGCCAGGCTTGGTGAGCTCAATGGGGATGTAGCAGTGGAAATGTTTGTCGATCCGCTCCTGGCTCCCATGGTGTTGGATGGGATTACCGACGACAGGGTAAACTTCCATGTCATGAAGCACACCGCAATCGGTGCCACTGGCATGTTCTGGAGATTCTTGGTTTCGGATATACTGGGTGCTCGTCGATGCAGGGCAGCTGTCGAAATGGACATTGACCTGGATTGGCGAGACTTCTTCCCCATGCTCACTGATTACTTCCCGGTATCCCCGGTGTTTTACCCAAGAGGCGAAAAAGCTCTCAGGGTTTACCCAGGTGCAGAGCCTCAGAAGTACACGCCTGTTTGTGCTGGGCTATTCAGCTACAGAATGAGGGACGTGTCTTTCAATGTAGCTGAGATGGTTTGCAGGTATTGGAATTACTGCAACAACCTGTTGTCGGTGATTGAGCCTAAGAACGAATTCAACATGCCGTTTACGCATCACCCATGCGGGTTTGGGAACACCTGGAATTTTTACGGAAACGATGAGCGTTTCTTATGCAAGATTCTTTATTACGTTTTGCGACGTAAAGCGTGCCTGCACTTCCTAATGAAGAGGGAAGATATGGACAATCCACTCGAGGCTGAAAAAGCCGACATGGAGTTCACCAGGTCGCATGGCGGGAATGTATACGCTATCTGATGCCGGCTCACGACAAACCAAAGAAGATAACGCAGAAGCAAAAAGATGCGTTTGATCCATCCATAGTCCACCTCGACAGATTTGCTGAGGACATATTCGGGCTCAAACTCTACAAATGGCAGCGAGATGTCTTGGGCGACCTGGACAAGCCTGGGTCCAGGGTTGCTTTGAAAGCAGCCAACGGTTCGGGTAAAACCGCAATGTGCGCCGCCCCAGCTGCCCTCTGGCACGCGCTCATGTTCCCCGACTCCGTTTGTGTAACTACATCGGGTGTTTACCGCCAGGTCAAAGAACAGATGTGGCCGACGATTAGAAGCTTGTCCAGGAAAGTGGAGGGGTTTGGCATTGAGATTAATCAGACTGACCTACGCATACCCCAGCTCAACTCTAGGGTCATTGGTTTCTCAACTGATGATCCAGGGCGATTTGAGGGTTTCCACGCCGAGAATCTGATGGTCATCATCGACGAATCAAAGTCGGTCAAAGATAACATCTTTGAGGCAGTCGAGAGATGCCAACCAAACAGGATGCTGGTTATGAGTTCGCCGGGTGGGAACTCCGGTGAATTCTACAAGATTTTCACCAGGCACTCGGACATCTACAAGACGCATACGGTCACTTCGTTTGATTGCCCTCATATCGAGAAAGCCTGGATCGATCAGCAGATCAAACGATGGGGTGAGGATCATCCGCTGGTGAGGTCCATGATCTTTGGTGAATTCATGGCAACCAGTGATGAGTCTCTCCTGGTATCCTACGATGCATACCAGAAGTGCATGACCTCTCCTCCCAAGCACGTTAAGACCGGCCCGGTAGCTGGGGTAGACTTCGCAGCTGGTGCCGACGAGAACGTGCTGGCAGTCCGCGAGGGAAACAAAATCACCAGAATCGTTTCTTGGGTTGATAAAGACACGATGGCCTCAGTCGGTAAATTCATCATGGAATTCCGCAAAGCTAATCTGAAGCCTGAGGACATTTACTGCGACGAGGGTGGCCTGGGGCGACCTATGGCGGATGCACTTCGAGAAGCCGGCTGGGATATCAACCGGGTTAACTTTGGGGGACGTGCCAGGGACTACGACTCTTTCGTGAACCGGGCAGCTGAAATGTGGTATGAGACTGCCAGGCTGATTGAACGCCAGGAACTGATCTTGCCAGATGATGAGGTTCTCATGGCCCAACTAACCAGCAGACGGTGCCGAGCAAACAAAGCCGGCAAGATGGAGCTAGAGACAAAGGGCGAAATGAAAAGCAGAGGGCTGTCATCCCCAGATAGAGCGGATGCTGTTTGCATGGCAGTGGCGATGGGCTCCGAGCATGACTACATGGAGACTTAC